TCTTTATCAAAATGTTCAGTTACAACGGTACGATTAGCTGTTCTTCTTGCAGTTCCCTCTCTCACAGTTTCTTTATAAAGATCCTGTGTTGTAGTTGTTGTTCTTGTAAAGTATATCTTTGCAGGGTTGGTTGAAGGATCTCCATTAGGCCAACCACCAACATCCCATTCAGGACCATCAGATGTTGTAGTGGATTTTTCTTCCCAAGTATTTTCAGTTACACCAGTCCAAGTAGTTTCCCATACATCCCAAACATTAGGACCTATACCAGTTTGTGGATCCACACCTTCCGTTTCTACCATCATTTTCATTGTTGATGCATAGTCACCTTCAACTTGAATAATCTTTGGATCTAATCGAACTGTATCTATCCAAGTATCTGATGCAGGTGTTATTTCAAGAGTACCTTGCCAGAAACTAATTAAGAAAGGAGTTACACTTTCTGATCTTGTAGCAAACTCTTGTTTAATATATTCTACTTCACTATAATCTAAAGTAATAATGTCACTCGATTTTCTTACATTATTACCTTCAATTGCTGCAAAGTTAAGGTCAGCAGTTGGATCAACATTCAAAACTGGACCATATATCATATCAACAGAGTTGGTATAATGTCTTGGTCTAAGTTCTTTATGCTTTCTATCAATACTATTATTAATTTTTAACTTATCGTCTTGTGGTTTAAATCCACTAAAGTTATCAACAAAGAATCCTGACTTAAATCTGTTTAATCCACCAGAATCTGAAACAAATAAATTAGCAGTATTTGTTTCTAAAAGAGATAATGCTGTATAATACTCAAGACTGGTTATTCTATTCTCCAGACCTTTAATATCTTTCATTCTAAATCTCTTATGCTCCATAAAACTAACAGAAGCTTGTTCAGGAGAATAAAGATATGGTGGTAATGAAATTTGTGCTACTTCTAATGCATCATCAACAGGCGAAGGTTTTCTTGGATTATCTGCAGGATCTCCATACTTAACTTGGAATTTACCATCCTTTGTTAAATAAACTCTATCTTTTCTACCTTGATAGTATGCATAATGAGTAAAGATTGCTTCATCTGAAGACAATATATTTGTAGCAGAGTTTCCAGCAGAATTAAATGTTCTACCATGAAATTCAAGAGGGGATCTTGCACCTACTGCAGTTGTATATGGAGAAGTTCTTGGTCTGATATCAAAGAGATCCGTTGTACGGAATCCACCAATAGTATCAATCTCTGTACCACGTTCAAAATCAACGTAAGAATTTGCTGTAGTAATATCACCATCATCTGTAGAATCATAGAAACAACTCTTAAAATATATTATTAATTTTTTCTCTGCAGGTTCTGAATCTGCTTTTCTGTTTATTCTACCATAATCATAGAAAGTTGGTTCTTGACCACTCTCATAAGTATAATTTGCAGAAACATCAAAACTATTTGATTCTAAAGTAGAAACCACTGCTGTAGTATTTGATTCAGCAAAAGTGAGTGCTTCTCCCTCTTTAAATCTTAAATCATTTTTATAAAGAACTGTAATTTTTGAAGCAGTTTCTTTTGTTGCAACAATAGCTATTGCACCACTTCTAGCACCTTTTAGTACTTCACCAACTAATAAATCAGAAGTTGTACCTGTAAGATTGGTTATTGAAGTTAAATTAATTGCTGGTGCAGATGGATCTCCAGTATTTTCTGACTCAAAGATACCATGTATTTCAATTACATCAGGAACATTCAAAGAGATAATTTCATCTTGAACTCTTGTTCCAAATGGATAGTTTCCATAAAGTAAACCATCATTCAATGTAGTAGCACCAAATCCAGATCCATCATGTTTTGATTTATTGATTAGTATTGAATTAACTCTGTTTTTTGCTTTTAATTTTGCTTTAGGTTTTCCTTTCCTTAAAGTTGCAATAAGAGTTGCATTGGTGTCATTAGCACCAAGACCATAAATGTTAAGACTTGCTCCACCACCAGTAAATGAGAAATTAGAAGCATTTATTGCTTCAGTGGTTCCATCAGATCTTATTAAAGAATATCTTTCTTCATCAAATGCCAAGAATGTTTCATTAGTTCCTGCAGTTGGAAGAGTAGATGAATCAAGTTGACCGTTAGTTATATTAACAGTAAATGTTTTTCTAATAGTTAATGTCGCATCTGTTAAATCGACCTCTGAAATAGAAGTTCTTGGTAAATGAGTATATAATGTATTATCAGAAGAACCTGTGAGTTCAGTAGTTAATACAGTGAAATCAGAAGCATTAAATGCAGCAGTTGGTAATGTACCATTAACAATTCCAGGTGCATTTGCTACTCCATCAACAACAATATTATCAGTATTAACTTCAGTCACTCTTGCAGTAATTGGATCTCCACTAGTAGTAAGATCGCTATACTGAACTAAATTACCAACCTTTATATTTGCAGGGAATCTTGGATTTGCACTTTTTACTGTTGATATTCCAGCAGCTCCACTGCTTTTAGAAATAGTTGCCACACCAACAACAGAAAGAGTAGATTGAACTACGTCAGCATTGAAGGTGTTAATACCAGTGACTCCATCATTTGTTCCATAAAGAGATTTTACATCAGATAATGTATGTGCAGTAACTGCTACAGCAATTCTTCCATTACCAAAACTGGTTGTTACATCTGATTCAAATATTAATGCTTCATTTTTAATAAATTCTCCACTTGTTTCGTATATTGTCAGTTCAACACTATTAGTTACTCCACTCTTCAAAAATCCAGTAGCACCACTATTAGCACCTTTAATAAATGTTGGTACAGTAAGTGATACATTCTGGTTTACGTTTAATTTAGTATATGTCTGAACATCATATAAAGCAATATTCCACTCGTTTAAAGACCCATTGGCAGCACTATATGATCCAGATTCCAATCTGTAATCATAAACTCTTGCTACACCTATTTCAGTACCAACAGCACTTGTATCTGAAGTAACACCAACTCTTTGATCTCTTAAACTTAATGTATAAGTATTTCCGATACCAATTGTTGGATTTCTTAAAGTTCTATTTAATTTTAAAGTAGGACCAGTATTATAAATTATATTCTGATCTTTAATTGTTTTAGTTGTTCTTGGTTTTTTAACATCCAGAAATGTTGGATTATCAACTTGAATTTCATATCCACGAACAAATGCTTTACCTGGAGAGAACTTGTAAAGTGCTAAATCAGAAGATGCAGTTGCTCCACCATAGGTATATTGACCAGATTCAAAAAGACCTTTGTTACCAAGACCATCATTCAATGAATCCATTACAGTTAAACCAAATGGTTTCACATAGTAATCACCAGACTCTGCATATGTTCTTCTTGCAAGAGTATCATTAATATCTTCTTTACCTGCTCCTCCACCACCAACACCTCTTTTATTTTGTGTTTTTATTACACCATTAACGATAGTAGCAAGTTCAACAAAACTATCATCATCGAAATCGGTAGTTGCTTTTTTAAATAAACTAACGGATATTTTTAACCTGTCAGCACCTGGTGCAGAGTAGTTATTAAAACCTTGAGAATTGTCATTTAAATTTTCATCTATATCAGCATTTATTATTTCTTCATTAACAAATAGTCCAACTCTATATGATGGTTTAAAATCATACTGATCTAATATAAGAGTCTCTTGATTTACGTTAACAAAATTTCCTCTAACAAAATATACACCATCTTGAATTTGAAATGCAGATCCAGTTGCAGTTGCATCTGTAGATATTGTTTGTGCAAATGGAGTTCCAGCAGCAATTGTTGTATTACCTAGAAGACCTGATGTTATTGTAGAATTACATGTTAAATTTTCCCCATCAGAAAATTCTTCTGTTGAATTATTTGCAGTACTTGAATTTAAATAATTGATATAAAGTGTTAAATTACCTCTTTCAGAATCTGCTGATGTTAAAACTTTATCAACAAATGCAGTAACACCAGATCTTTCACCAGTTATTTTTGTTCCAACTAATTGATCAGCATATGCTTCTACAGGTACTCCAAGATAGTCATTATTTAATTGGACACACTTATAACGTTGAGAAAATCCTGTATTTCCAGGTATTACCTTTGCACCTTCTTTAAAGAAATGTTGACCAAATTTTTCAATTTGATTTTGTAATATTGACTGTAAAGTCGTTAATTCTCTTGCCTGTACTGGAACGCCAGGTTTAAATAAAACTCTATGATAATCGTTTGCAGCATCAAAATCGTCAAAATACGGTGCTACGTTTAGATTTGTTTGCTGTGACATAATTCTTTAGAACTGCAAGATAACTTTAATATCTTCTTTTTGGTTGGATGATCTGGTTATTGCTGGTCGATTATCGACATAAATTATGTTTCCTGCGTGTTTTTTAACTTCAGGACCCGCTATTCCAGCAGTAAATGATTGACCAAGGTAGTATGTTTTATTATTTATTATGGTAGAGATACCAGTGAAGGCCGAGTCAATTTCTAAATTTGACCCTGTAGAAGGAACAATTACTTTACTTCCACCACTACCAGGTGTTGCTGTAAATTGATTTAGATTAAATCCATATTTTGGATTAGTTTCTGCAGTACCAACTGTAGCAAATCCAGATACAGATCTGTCTTGCCAATATTTTAATACTCCAGTTGTTTGGTTATAATTTATAACTCGTCCAACAGCAGTTGAACCAGTTGCAATTGTTTGGGTAACGTAAGCATCTGCAGTAAATGTTGCAGAACTATATCCAGTACCAGTCAATCTCAAACCATTTACTGCTGCTGCTTTGTCAACAGATAGTAAAGTTCCTGTACTAACTTCTGGATTTTCTACAACACCAACTCTAGCAATTTGGTTTCCTGTTACAAAATCTGGGTTCTCATTATCATTTTCAATTCTTGAATATAAAAGAACATTAAATGCTCCAAGTTCTCTGTAGATATCTGCACCATGACCTCCTTGTGGTGGTATAATGACATCCATCTTTGGTATAGTGGTTCCTGTTGGAACTCCACCTGCTATCAAATCAACATTAGCATAAGTATATCCCGATCCTTGGTTTGACACAGTAACGGTATCAACTTTAGAATCATTGTTTATAACAACAGTACATTCAGCATCGCTGCCATCACCTTTAATAGGAACTCTTGTATAAGTTCTGTTTGCAGTACCAAGACCAACTCCACGATCAGTTACTGTAACTATTTTAATTGATCCATCAACTGCATTATCTCTAACTGCAGCAGTACCAGTAGCAGTAGACCAATCTGCAGGAACTGACATAAAATCAGTGGTTTCAAATTTTATAACATCACTTGGAGTGACTGTATACATATATTTCCAAACATAACCGTCATTACTTGATCCTGCTGATCTTGGTTCCAAGTCAGTAAATGTTGGTTCATCTAGTGATGGTCTTCCTGATGGATTATCTGGATTACTTCCGTTCTGCAAACAAATATAAACCTGATAATCAGTATTCATTACATAGTAAAATGATGCATAAAGATTAGTTGCACCCGAAACTGCTGCCGTCTTTGATCTACTATAATCATGTCTGTACATATCATAAGTTGTTCCCGAAGTCCAATTTCTCTTCGGAATAACTTGTCTTACATCTGAAGAATTAATTTTCTTCAGTGCAACCATAGTATCCCAATAATCATTCTCTTCAGTAAAGTTATCCTTCGGTGAAGGAGGGGTAGTATCCCAATCAGATTGATAATCATTTGGATTTGGCAATCCAATGAATGAATAATACGCATTTGCACTGGATGTTACACCCGAAACAAAGTTTTTCGCATTTAATATTCTTATCTGATCTGTTATAATGGCGGCCATTTTGACAGTTTTTTTATTATTTATTAAGTATCATAATTTTTGTATTTTAACGATGCAGTTCTTTGAACTTTCATGGAAGTTTGAATTCCAGTAACATCGTTAGTTCCTATACCACCCAAAGTGTATGCAGTATAGGAATTTAGTCCTGCTCTTGATTTAACATCAACACGACCCCAACTGAAGGCACCCAAATAAGGATTACCACCATTTAATGTAGTTATACCAGAATACCCTGTGAAACGATCTTGAATATCACAAATTACTCTTCGAAGAGTTGTTGATCCAAGACCATCATAACCAGCAGGTCCTACTATATCAGTAGCACTCTTAACAACGTATACGTTATCTATATGAGAGTTTCCAATACCAATCACAGTTCCAGTTTGATTATCCATCGCTCTGATAGTAGTTGATGCAGAACCAATATTACTATCAAATACCATAAAGTAATCATTTGCTTTTATTGCACTCTTGGTTATGGCATTAGCAGCATGAGTTGAATCTCTTAAGTATGAATTGAGTGGAATATGTAAATCAAAGACTAACTGTGTTGTAACACCAGTTATTGCAGTGGTTCCAAATCCAACAATTACACCATGATCTCCATACCATTGGTTGACTGCATTTTCCTCAAAGTCATCAAGAGTTGGTGGACTAATAAGGACAATTGGTGCATCTGATGAAGTATATCCATAACCAGGATTGGTTAATCCAACACCAGTAACTTCTCCATTACTTATTACAACATTACCAAATGCTTGAGTTGTTGTACCAATACCAACAGTGCTTGCAACGCTTACTGTTGCAGTCGAATAACCTGCACCACCATCCGATATTGTTATAGATGATATAGTTCCTAATCCAGATACATTAGCACTAGCAAATGCAGGAAGTTTTGCATCTTGATTTATAAAGTTAATTTTATTCTGGAAAGTAACTGTTTGATCATTCTCATTAGCAGGGTTAAAGAATGGTTGTACATTACTCATGTATATTGATGAAGAACCAATACCAACAGATTTGGTAATGTGAGCAACTGGATTGATTACTGCTTCATACAATTCCCTATCTTTACCAATTTCAATTTCATTAATAATCCTATCTTCAGTTTGTCTACACCATTTAACAGGTCTTTCTAAAGTATCATCTGAAGTATTTCCTGGTCCATTGTAAGTTGGAGTAGTAACTTTATCAGTAGAATCAACTCGAATAACTGCTCTAGCATCTTCAGCCCAATAATATGGATGTCCTTTATCAGGATTAGGACTGATTGTGAGTTTATCACCCTTCTTAACAGTTTCAATAATTTCTCTAAAAATAACGTCAGTATCACCAGTTCCCTTATAGAACAGTATCTTACATGTATCGTCAGGTTTAGGTGCTTCGGTGAAGGTAATTAAACTACCACCAGGGAATTCATATCCTTCACCTGGAACTTGAAGTACGTCATTAACAAATATAAGAAGAACATCTTGAACATTAATTCTCGATCCTCTCTTGGCAAGAATTGATGTTAAAGTACCTGCAAGAGTAATGTTAAATGCTTTCTTTGATCCATCAAAATTCTTGGCAGGACTATCTAGTAGTTGCAATTCACCAAGAGTCCAACCAGTAAATTCATCAGCAAATACTTTTTGAACTGTAAGTTGGAATTCATTATCATTATAAGCAGAAGTTGTTGGTATACCTGTAAGTCCACCAATAGGAACTGTTAGAATTTCATCAACACCATAACCATATCCTTTACTCTCAATAGAGAAGTCAAGTACACTTGCTCCTTGACCAACAACAATATCTACGAATGAATTAGATCCAACTCCAGAAACTGAAGATGAAGAGTAGAATAGTGGTATGTCTTGGTATGGACGTGGTTCATCAAATATAAGATTAGTTACTTTATCAACTGTTCCACCTCTTGCATAATTATGTTCTCTAGTTGATATACCACTCTTAATTTCAAATGTTGTTGGACTTACAATTCGAAGAATTGGTTCTCCAGTAAATGCTCTATCAGTCTTTCTTGGTGCTATGAGTGATGGTTGAGCAATTCCACCTGACTTATAGAATGTTGGTACAGTTGCTATACCGACATTAACTACGAATTGAGTAGAACTTAATACCTCAAGAACCTTGTTTCCATTATATGTTGGGTCTGTTGTTCTTGGATATATGTGTTCAGATGCTCCATTATCCAATCCACAAGTAAATGCAATACCTGTTAGAAGAACAGTGCTTGATTTAGTTCCAAGAGTTGTTAGACCATGACCAACAGCAGTAGTAACAGTCATAATACCACTTGCTGCACTATATGCTGCACCAGTAATACTCACTCCAGGTGCATAGTCGCAAGTAAAGGCAATACCAGATACAAATACTTCATCACCATATAATAATCCATGAGAAGTTGATGTAGTAACAGTTGTTATACCAGATGCTGCTTGATATTCAACATTTGATATCGCTCTCTGGGAATAGAATCTTGCTTCAGTATTTGTTATGCTAACGTTAGT